CTCTTTCTTTGACATGGAGGCTCTCTTTGCAGAAGAGACACACTTAGGAATACCCTCACCAGGTTTGTCACTTGCACAGGAATCACCTGTTACAACATTGACCCAACCTTTCTTACCATCTTTCGATTTGGACTTACCAAACCAATCACGAAGGCCCTCTTCACTTACGGTTCCACCGTTTCCATTACCATTTCCGTTTCCGTTGCCATTACCGTTACCATTTTTCTTGGTATCGGTTTCCGAATCATCATCTACTGTATGACCATTTTCTTTACGAAGCATTCCAGCACGACCCACTACCTTAAATCCTGCAGGAATTGGTTTACATTTTTTATCTGTGTAGCAGTAGTAATATCCTGCTTTACACTTACCGTTCTTTTCTTCGTTCATTTCCTTGGTCTTTTTCTTCATAGTGTTAATGTATTTTCTAAAGACTGCTGCTTCAGAAGTTTTACCCATTTCTCTTGCTCTCTGTTCCATGGCAACTGCTGCCTGGATTTTGTGAGCATGAGAACGACTTGAATTACGGATCTTTGTTACCGATGCTTTTGCAGTGGCAACGTCCTTAAACCCAAGACCATGAATAGTACCTTTTGGATTTTCATCCGTGTAAAGGTCGGAGTGTTTCTTAGAATTTGCTGGTTGACCAGGTTTTCTAGGGATACGAGGATTGTTCTCCTCTTCGACTTTCTTCTTTTTACCTTGACAATGAGCTCTCTGAGAGAACCCTTTAGGGTTATCACAGTTGATTGACTTTTTGTATTTGTCAGACCAACCTGGCATGAGATAAAGAAAGTCTCTTATTATTTATCAGATACCGATTGATGTATAAGTATCCAATTCGAATGCTAATGACTTCCACTCAGAACCAAGATACATCTGTACTTTGTTCTCGGTTGTATTAAAAATTAATGCACCCTGTGTTACAGTTAAAGCATCTCTTTCAGATGTTGTGAGTGTTGGGGGATAAAACTGTTCAGATGCGGTAATGATTCCTGAAATGGTGGTGTTTGATGAAACATTTTCAGTACCACCTGCACCAGCAGAAATACCAGTTAGTTTTGAACCATCACCATAATATGTCGTTGCCTGAATAGAAGTTACACTAGTAACAACACCAAGAGTTGTGATTCCAGTGACCTGCAGAGAATCGGCAACCACATTAGCAGTATTTGCCAATCCAGTGATTGTGACTTGACCAGTGGATCCACTTACATTAATGTTATCACCAGCAATAATGCCAGTAACAATTCCTGTGAGGTTTGAACCAGGTCCATCATAACTGGTGGCAGTTACAATACCAGTTACATTTACACCACCAGAAGAAACATTAATACCATTTCTTGCTGTTATTAGACCAACAGAATCAATATTGGTTACATCTTCATAAGTAAGAGTGCCACCAATAGTAACATTACTAGAGAAAGTTGCAACACCTGATACAACTATACTTTCTGCATTGATTCTATCAGTACTCGCCAAACCAGTAATAGTTACTGATCCAGTGCTACCACTAAGATTAATGTTATCACCAGCAACAAGAGTGGTGACAATACCAGTAAGGGCACTACCATTACCGATGAATGATGTTGCGGTGAGAGTTCCACTTACATTATTTGTAATGAAACCAGCACCATTGGTAAGTTGATTTGTGTTAGTGAATGAGGTTGTTATGTAACCAGCACCATTAGTTAACTGATTGTTGTTGGTAAAGGTGACAAATCCAGCACCATTAGTCAGTTGATTGGTATTAGTGAATGATGTAGTGATATATCCAGCACCATTACTCAACTGGTTATTGTTTGTTGGGATTGTGGGTGTATTAGTGAAATTATCGTAATCAAGAAGGAAACTTGAGGATACACCACTCAGACTACTAGCAGATCCTGTTAAGCTTCCAACAAATCCACCAGTTGAAGTTGTAACACCAGTGACTTCAAGGTCATTATTAATCTTGACTTTCTTTGTTGTTGTAACTCCAGTATTACTGTCAAACGTAGCCCAAGTTCCACCAGCACCAGTGTTGCTACTAACAGAGGAAAATTTGAAGGGTTGAGCACTATTAGATGCATCGATACCCAGATACATCCCGTCAAAAGAACTCAGATTTGATGCAATACCTACGATATCATCAAGGTATTGAAATCTAACTTCTCCACCACCACCCTGAGCACTTGCAACTCTGGCAGTCTCATTAATCATCTTACGAAGTTGATCCATCTCACGTTTGAGACGAGCAATTTCTGTTTCAGATTCGTTTATTTTATCTTCTTCAACAACGATCTGATCAAGAATTTCTAATGATTTATCAATAGTTGTTTTATTGTCTACACTTTCCTCCAGTTCCTCATATTCAACCACTGGTTCTGATGGTTTCAGAGGTTCTGGAGTTATTACATCTTCAGTTTCAATTTCTATTGGTGTATAATCGTCTTTCCAATCTTTTGTGTTTATTTCTTTTTGAGGTGTATCAAAAAATAGATTTTCAAATATCCTTGCTTCTTTTTTAAGTTTTTCTAATTCTTCTTCCTTTTTTTTACGTTTTTTTACTACCTTCTTTTTTTCTTCACTCAAACTTGTGAAAAGGTCACCGAGTGATACCTCTCCTATTAATTCTTTATTCTTTTCGTCATTTTTCTTTTTCTCATCTCCGACGAGAGAGAAAAAATCTCCTAAGTCTCCAAAGTCATTCATCTTAATTCGTTAGGTAGAAATGCCCGCAGTCACAATTGCAGCACCTTCGATCATTCTTGATACAGCTCCAGTAGAAGATGTTAAAACAATATCATAGTAATATCTTCCTGGTTTTATTGGTGTCGTGATAGGAGCCGTCATGGCGATTGACACCTTTGAAGTTGTAGTGTTAATACCAACAGTAAAGTCAAAGGACGTTGGTGATCCCGCATATTTTTTTAATTTCGATACACCACTAAATCCATTAAGATTGGTCAGAGATCCATCAGACTCAGTTGAAGTAAAACTTTCACTGAAGTCAGCACCCTGTGGGATTACAATGTTAACAGCACGAGTGGCAGCCATTTCTTATCTTTTTAAGTATTTAGATCTTTGTTGACGTTCTTGAGCATTTTTTGAAGATCTGCGGTTGACCCAACAAACAATGCATTATTTGTAACGTTAGTAGGTCCTTTGTCTTTCTCCTCATTTACATCTTTAAGTTTCTTCTGAAGATCCATCAACTTATCTGTGGCATCAGACACGTTCTTGATAAGTTGACCAGCAACCTCATATGCACGAGGCATCTCACTCTCTTGAGCAAGTTCTAAGATACCGTTGATTGCTTCTTGTCCTTTTTCAATGATCGAATATAAATTACCCCTGGTATATTCGTAGTCTTTACGAATATCTTCGTTGGAGTTTTCGAATTTTGTGATTTGTTTTTCGACACTTTTGATTTCCTTTTTTACTTCGATGGGTTCAACATCAAAAGTTTCATTGAGCTTTTCATACTTATCCATACTCAACCTCAGAATACAGAACCATCAAACCCGAAGTCATCTCCGAGTTCAATTTGAGCATTATCGGTGGCGTTGATATTAAAGACCTTAGTACCAAGAACATGATTTTGAAGAGGTGTCTTATCTTGAGCTCTTCTAACGACAATCTTATTATCTGCGATTGTCTCAATGTACATCTCCTCCTGATCTACGTAAATATATGACCCTTCAGTGAGTGCGGATCCATTATCCACGTCAATCACCGTTTCATTCATATCTACGTTCTCAGCCAACAACGTTGCAACTACACCATCGTAATCTTTGATCGCTCTTGGTGTGGACTGATATGTAAGGTCTCTTTCATACCTACTACCATCCTTGGAACCAGCAACGTAACCGATAGAAACCTTCTTGACGATATCGCCAGAGACATCCTTGAGAGGTCCGAAGACCATAGTCTTGACGGTGAATGTAAATGTGTAGAGTAATGCTCGTCTTGTATCAAAGTTCCCCTCATATTCATCCGACATGTCAATGTTGTCCAAGACAACGGGAACATTTCTGACTTCATTAAAGTTTCCAAGAAACTTGATTGGAAGTGTATAACCTGGTTGGAAATACGGAACAATCTGTTCAACGATCTGTAACATGTCATCATTCAGTTTTGTGTAAACTGAAAGTGTGATCGTCATATTATATGGAACAGGAAGATAAGTTTTTCTCTCTTCTGTTCCGTCAGCAGATGTGATTACCATCTGTTGTGTTTGAGTAGTCTTACGTGCAGGATCGTAAGCAAGATTAGTAAACTCAAATGACATTCTGGGAAGTGTCATTTGAGTAGGATGATTCAGATCGGGGTTCTGATTTAACCTTGCAAGAAACTTCTGAGTAGGACCATAGGCAAGAGGAACCTTGATGACACTTGTGGTGTCATCTGAGTCATCTTTATGTTTGATCTGTATACCGTTAAACATTGATCCAAAACCAATGATAACAGATCTAAAGATCTCGTTGTAA